TCAACTCTCTTAAAAATAGTATAGCAGATATTGAAATCGCTATAAGAAACCTAGAAAATAAAAAGACTATTGTATTCTCCGAACTTGAGAAGTTATCATCTGATTTTGCTGATGCAGAAAAAGCGTTGACTGAAAAGTATGGAGATGTTACCATCAACCTAGAATCTGGAGAAATAAAATGATTGATATTAGAAAAATCTCTATAGGTCAAGACTATAAAAATGATGCTATGCATTATATTGTAGGGCAGCCTGTATTAGATAAGACATATATCATACATCTTATACAGTTCGATGGAGAACATCAAAGCTTGAAGATATGGATAGAAAAAAACAATGAAATCCTTTTATGGAAAGAGTTTAATTCTAACATGCCAACATCTATTGAATATAATATAAATTTTTAAATGAAATCACCATTCTACTTTATAGTTAGACCTGTAAATGGAAGAAGGTATGATAATATAAAAAAACTCGGAGATGTTGACTTTATAACAAGTACTTCTCAAGAGGATCATACTGCTTCTAATAGATTCGCAGAAGTAATAGAAACACCTTTAGGATACTCTGGAGATATTGTCTCTGGAGATATCCTTTTAGTTCATCATAATGTATTTAAGATATACTATGATATGAAAGGAAGAGAAAAGAGTGGATTCTCTTTTTTTAAAGATGACCTATTCTTTATAGAAAACGATCAGTTCTTTCTTTACAAGCATGATAATAAATGGAACGCACACTCTAAGTATTGCTTTATAAAACCATCCGAAAAAAAAGAATCATATATCCTAAAACCTGGAACTGAAGAACCATTAGTAGGTACTATAAAGTATATAAATAAAGAGCTATTAGATTTAGGTTTAAACGTAGGTGATGAGGTTTCATTTGAGCCAGATAGTGAATATCCATTTACTATAGATGGAGAGAAACTATATAGAATGTTTACAAATAACATAACGGTAAAATGGAATTAAAACTAAGAATTATTGCTGCTGGCTATAAAGCCGTTGAGGAACTTATAAAGGTAGCGGAAGATATTATAATAACAGGAGGAGAAGAAGATTTATCTTCAGATAAATTAAAAAATGCAGCCGCCTCAAAAAGGATGGCAATAGAAGATGCTTTCACTATACTTAATAGAATAGAACAAGAAAAATCAATGTTAGATGGAGAAACGGAAAAGCCTAAAGAGCCTACAATACGAGGGTTTGCAGAAGGAAAATCAAAGTAAACTTCATCAAGTAGTATCTAATTATATCCCAACAAGTGTTCTATCTAATAAGAACAGAGCTAAGAGTTGGGCTTATGGTTATGAAGAAAAATATGACATGATTGTTATATCTAGAGATGGAACCATCGGAGAGGTATACAATATAAATGGAATTAATATAGCACTTCCATCCGTCCCAAAAAATGTTTATAAAAGGGACGAAAAAAAAGAAAATCAATACTGGGAAGCTGCTGAATATCCTAAGGAGCTTAGTAATATAAAAACTATTTTTACATGGCATGGAGCTCCTAAAGACTTTAAATCTAAATGGGTTGACTATATAGAAGGAGAGTTTAATAGGAGAGATGAGGGTATGTTCTTTATGAATAACGGAGTACCTACATACATCACTGGATCTCACTACATGTACCTACAGTGGACCAAGATTGACGTTGGTCATCCTGACTTTCGAGAAGCAAACAGATTATTTTTTATTTATTGGGAAGCATGTAAGTCTGACGATAGATGTTTTGGAATGATATACCTAAAGATCAGACGTTCTGGGTTCTCATTTATGGGATCAGGAGAATCAGTAAACGTAGCTACTCTTGCAAAAGATGCAAGGATTGGTATACTATCCAAGACTGGAGCAGATGCTAAGACTATGTTTACAGATAAGGTTGTCCCTATATCTAGTAATTATCCGTTCTTTTTTAAGCCGATTATGGACGGTATGGATAAGCCTAAGACAGAGCTTGCCTATAGAGTACCAGCATCTAAGATCACTAAGAAGAACATGTTCGAAAGTGATAGTTCAAATATAGAAGGTCTTGATACGTCTATTGACTGGAAGAATACAGCGGATAACTCCTATGATGGTGAGAAACTTAAGCTTTTAATACATGATGAGAGCGGTAAGTGGACTAAGCCTGATAACATCTTAAATAACTGGCGAGTAACAAAGACATGTCTTCGTTTAGGTAGTAGAATCATTGGAAAGTGTATGATGGGATCAACATCAAACGCATTAGAAAAGGGAGGGGATAACTTCAAGAAACTTTACGAAGACTCACTCCCTTCTAATAGAAATAATAACGGACAGACTAAGTCTGGGATGTACTCATTATTTATACCTATGGAGTGGAATTTTGAGGGTTATATCGATAGATATGGTCATCCAGTTTTTACTACTCCAGATAGTCCAGTAATGGGTGTTGATAATAGACTTATAAAGATTGGTGCTATCGATTACTGGAATAATGAGGTGAGTTCACTTAAAAGCGATCCAGATGCTCTTAATGAGTTCTATCGTCAGTTTCCTAGAACAGAAGGTCATGCATTTAGAGATGAGTCTAAGTCGTCTTTATTTAACTTGACAAAGATATATCATCAGATTGATTACAACGATTCGCTTATAAAGGATAGGGTTCTTACTCGAGGATCTTTCCATTGGAGAGATGGTAAGTTAGATACTGAGGTGATATGGACTCCAGACGTTAGGGGTAGGTTTCTTGTTTCTTGGATACCTAATAAAAACATAACCAATAATGTAATTAAGAAGAACGGAATGAAGTATCCAGGTAATGAACACATTGGTTCGTTTGGATGTGATCCATACGACATATCTGGTACCGTTGGTAATAGAGGATCAAATGGATCCTTGCATGGAATGACTAAGTTTAATATGGATGATGCACCAAGCAATCAATTCTTCCTTGAATATGTAGCAAGACCACAAACAGCAGAGATATTCTTTGAGGAGATACTAATGGCTTGTGTGTTTTACGGTATGCCAGTTCTTATTGAGAACAATAAACAAAGACTACTATATCACTTTAAGAACAGAGGATACAGAGGGTTTTCTATGAATAGACCAGATAAACACTTTGTTAATTTATCTAAGACAGAGAGAGAGCTTGGAGGAATACCTAACTCATCTGAGGATATAAAGCAAGCTCACGCATCTGCTATTGAAACATTTATAGAGAAGCATGTAGGCCTAGATTTAGAGGGTACCTACAGAGATCCTGACGAGATGGGATCTATGTATTTCTCAAGAACATTAGAGGATTGGGCTAAATTTGATATAAATAATAGAACTAAATTTGATGCTGCTATCAGTTCTGGTCTAGCTATAATGGCTAATCAAAAGCACATGTACATTGCTTCTAAAAAAGAATCGAAAATAAGCATTACCTTTGCAAGATATAATAATAAAGGATCATTTAGCGAGATATTAAATTAGATGGTAAAAGTAGATATAGATATTAAAAACATACCGTTTCCTACTCAGTATGTTCCTGACTCTGAGAAAGAAACAAAAGAGTTTGGTCTAAAGATTGGGCAAAGCATTCAATATGAGTGGTTTAGAAAGGATGGGCAACGTTCAAGATTTTATGATCAATGGACAGATTATCATAGATTAAGATTATACGCTAGAGGTGAACAGTCTGTACAAAAGTATAAGAATGAACTTGCTGTTGATGGTGATTTATCTTACTTGAATTTAGACTGGACTCCAGTACCTATCATACCTAAGTTTGTAGATATTGTAGTTAACGGAATGTCTGATAGATTATTTCATGTTAAGGCATACGCACAAGACGCTATGTCTGCTGCTAAGAGAAATAAATATCAGGACATGATAGAGACTGATATGGTTGCTAAACCATTACTAAGTCAGATTAAAGATCAATTTGGAATTAATGCTTTTAATACTAACCCAGATGATTTACCAGAAACAGATGAAGAGCTTAACCTATATATGCAGCTTAACTATAAGCCAGCTGTAGAGATAGCTGAAGAAGAAGCTATTAACACTGTTCTGGATTCTAATAAATATATGGATATTAGAAAAAGAGTTGATTACGATATTACTACTATTGGAGTAG